GCGAAGTACGTCCTTGGTTCAAGGATCCGAGCATGGAAGACATGGGTCGGAAATACTGGAAGAAGAAGAGTTACATCTTCCAAGGCTTCGTACCAGATAGCACTCTTGACGAGGAAGCACCAGAGAATCCAATTCGTCGTTTTGTGATTAATCCTAGCATCTTTAACATTGTTAAAGCAGCGTTGATGGACACAGACTTCGAAGAACTACCAACCGATTATGAAGGTGGTACGGACTTCCGTCTTACAAAAACTACTAAAGGTCAATACGCAGATTATTCAACTAGTAACTGGGCTCGTAAAGAGCGTGGCTTGTCTAGCGAAGAACGTGCTGCCATCGACCAACACGGCCTGTTCAATCTTAATGATTTCATGCCAAAGCAGCCTGGTGACGAAGAACTTCGTATTCTTGGCGAAATGTTTGAAGCAAGTGTAGACGGCGAAGTATATGACCCAGAACGTTGGGGCAATTTCTATCGTCCGCCTGGCGTACAATTTGATACTTCAAATAGTGCTCCGAATGCTAACAAGGGTTCAGCACCTGCTCCGGCACCTGCGCCCGCGGCAGCACCTGCTCCTGTATCTGCTCCGGCACCTGCGCCTGTTCAACAAGCGGCACCAGCTCCTGCTCCAGCAGCAGAAGAAGGCAAGCCAACCAGCGCACAAGACATCTTGGCAGCAATTCGCAACCGCGCATAATGTACCATTAAGGGAGACCCAGATCGGGTCTCCTTTTCACCCCCATTAAATTTTAAATGAAATAGGAGCATAGCGAATAATGGCAAAAGCATTCGATATCACAAAATTCCGCAAGAGTATTACTAAAGCGGTACCCGGACTTAGTGTCGGGTTTAATGATCCAGATACATGGATCAGCACGGGTAACTTTACCCTAAACAAACTAATCAGTGGAGACTTCAACAAAGGTATTCCACTTGGCAAAGTATCAGTATTAGCTGGCGAATCTGGCGCAGGTAAATCATACATTGCGGCTGGTAATATCGTCAAACAAGCACAGATGCAAGGTATTTTTGTTGTCCTAATCGACACCGAGAATGCGCTTGATGAAAAGTGGCTACATGCGCTTGATGTAGATACTAGTCCTGAAAAGCTACTAAAACTAAACATGGCAATGATTGATGATGTTGCTCGTGTTATTAGTGACTTTATGATTGACTACAAAAAAGAATGGGCTGATGCTGAAAAAGAAGAACGTCCAAAAGTATTATTTGTAGTTGATTCGTTGGGTATGTTGCTCACACCAACAGACGTTAAGCAGTTCGAAGCTGGTGATATGAAGGGTGATTTGGGTCGTAAACCTAAAGCATTGACATCACTGGTTCGTAATACTGTTAACATGCTAGGTCAATACAACGTCGGTCTGATGGCAACTAACCACACATACGCCTCGCAGGATATGTTTGATCCAGATGATAAGATTTCTGGTGGTCAAGGCTTTATCTATGCGAGTAGTATTGTTGTGGCAATGCGTAAGTTGAAGCTAAAAACAGACGCAGACGGCAATAAAACATCGCAAGTCCACGGTATTCGTGCCGCTTGTAAGGTAATGAAAACACGATACGCTAAACCATTCGAGAGTGTACAAGTTGAAATTCCTTATGAAACTGGTATGAGTCCATACAGTGGATTAACTGAATTCTTTGAAGCAAAAGAAATTCTAAAGAAGAGTGGCAATAGCTTGGAATATACTAGTCCATTAACGGGCGAAGTTATCAAGATGTTCCGCAAACCTTGGAATGCTAACAAGAATGGCGCGTTGGATCTTATCATGGCAGAATACGATGATATTCGTGTAGACGCTATTGAAGAAATTATCGAAGAAGATAATGAAACAACAGATATGGTAGAAACTGAAAATGAATGAAGATGAAATTGCGGTTTTCATCCAGCTATGGACATCAGTAAACTCATATGTTTCGGTAAAAGATAAAGAAAGTGCTTGTGAGCACTTTCTTGCCATCATTAATGAGCATGTAACTGACTTAGAAGAAACTGCCTCCGATTGGGCAGGATTTGATAGTTCGATTGATAAGGTATTGCGTAACAACTATATCGACCATGACGGACTAGATGAGGATGACGAGGAAGATAACTGGTAATGCGCTGGTTCAATGAAGTCAGAAAAGATATTAGCAATATTATCCCTGCGATTGATTATTACGAAAAACAACTAAATGAGGCTAGACTAGATTGTAGTCTGAAGGGCAGCGTTGAAAAACACAGCCGTGATATGCCTGGTGTAGTTGAACATCGTTTTAATCAGTTACAGGAGATTGAAGCTATACTCGAATATCTACATATTGAGTTACGCAAAATAAAAACAGAAAAATATAAAAAGTTTCTAGAGCATTACAACAAGGCACTGTCTAGTAGAGATGCTGACAAATATGCTGAGGGTGAGCAGGAAGTAGTTGACCAGCAGCATCTTATAAACGAGTTTGCTCTAGTACGAAACCAGTTCATGGGCCTTATCAAAGCTCTAGACTCCAAATCATTTCAGATAAACAATATCGTTAAACTCAGAGCGGCTGGACTTGAGGATATTAGTCTATAAATACATTTATAGGAGACTAATATGAAAAAATTACTTGTATTTATATTTGCGTTCGCCGCAACAATTACCCTAGCAGATCACCAGAATATAATGTGGGACCCACAGGGTTATCCAGAAGATGAATATCGTGGTGATTGGTTTGCGACTATTGATACAGATGCGGTAGATCATGCTATTATCGTACAGTCAGATGTAACTCGCAAAGGACCGACAGCAATAAAATTTGAGTTGCGTGACGGAGATTGTTTTACTGCGGCACCGCATGATCCTAGTTCAGACTGGGATGATTGTACTAGAGATAGAGAACGGTCAGAACTAAGAGAAAAATGGTATCCTGAATTAGACACAAGTGTATGGTATGGTATTAGTCTTTATATACCAGAAGATTATGAATATATGTATCCTAAGCAGATATTCTTACAATGGCATGGCGGACCAGGACCTGTTGTGTATTTCCAGCTAAACAGAGATAAGTTTTTAATAGATATATTAACTGAGGTTGGACAAACAACCACACAATATAAGATGGGAACACATCGATTAAAGCCTGGACAATGGCATGATATCGTTATTAACGCAGTATGGTCTAACACTGACGAGGGTAAATTTATATTTTATCTAGGCGGGAATAAACTTTTACAGCATTATGGACCTACAATGGATGATCAATCATATGCCAAAGGCAGAGGACCATATACTAAATTTGGTATATATCGCAGCCATTTATCTCGCTGGGATAGCGATGAACCTCATCCAACACAGATTTTATACTTTGACGAATATCGCAGAGGTTATAGATCATCTGATGTAGATGTAGACAATTACGACGGCGACTAAAACACTTGACATTCATTACGCCTTGTTATATATTATATGTATAGACAGCAACAAAGAGAGAATCAATATGAGTACGCAGTATTATACCTTTAATGAAAACGAAGTGCTAGGACTATATAAACTAGCTATGCTTGAACAACCACAAACACCGTTTTTAGAAAAATGGAAAGTATCTGATAATGCTGAAAAGCAGGCTATCTGGGATACACTGGTAAATGACCTCGGCGATGATTCGCAAGAACATCTGATTCATCCTGATATTCAGTTACTCGACAAACAATTTACCTCCGGTGATAAAACTAAATCATAACTAGTTGAAGGTGAACGATTTATTTGTTCACTTTTTGCTTGACTTCTCCAGCCCCACACTGTATATTATATGTATAGACAGCAACAAAGAGAGAATCACACAATGGCATATGTATCACAAGCAATGAAAAAAGAACTTGCTCCTGCGATTAAAGCAGTGTTGAAAAAGTACAACATGAAAGCTAGCATTTCAGTTAATAACCATTCCACACTTTGCGTTAACGTTAAATCAGGCGACATTGATTTCTCTGCTGACTTCACACACGGTGACGGTTACATCCAAGTCAACGAATATTGGATTGATGCTCACTATGATGGTGTTAAGTGTGATTTTCTAAATGAGTTGGTAGCAGCTATGAAAGGTCCTAATTACTTCAACAACGACGATAGCCAAAGCGATTACTTTAGCCGTAGCCACTACACTGACATTCAAATTGGCAAGTGGGACACTCCTTATGTTTGCACTCAAGAAATGGTAGCAGCATAATGTATAATATAAAATATTCTGATGGCACCATCTTTGCTATGTGTTCATCATTAAAGGACGCCAATGCCATTATCGCATCAAAGAATTTGGTCGACAAGACACAGTTCACGATTGAGAAGATAAAATAATAACACAAATATAAGTATGTTTTTGATGGTTCCTTAGCTCAGCTGGATAGAGCAAGTCACTTCAT